AACCGAACCCCGATAGGTGTGGTTGGGAATACCTCGTTTGGACTATGGGGTTTGATAAAGATAGGTTGGAGGAGATTAAGGGCAATCGTGAGGACTTTTGGACTATGGAAGAACTTATGAATGTCGCTAAATACTACAACCGAAATATGGGAGTGTATGACTTACAAGGGGAGAAACTAAGGTATTACACTTCACCTACTAACTATACTGATACTTACTTTGACGTCGTGCCTACAAGTGAAAACCATAAGAGACATATGGTATTCACTATCGCAAACGGACACATTTATCCCTATACTTCAAAGGTTCAATATGCCCTACTGAAAAGCACAAAGAATACGAAGATTGATACTTATAATGCCTTAGGGCAGTATGCCGACGTTCGTCTCAATACTATCCACCAAGCGGAAGTTGATAGGAAAGTTAAGGGAAAGGCAAAGGCACAAGAGGACTTGGACGAATACCGAAGGGAAAACGAGGACATACAATACTACTACGAAGGGCAACTCAACTTAGGCGAAGTTGCCTTACATTCAAAGATTATAACGGAAGACGAAGACTTACGACCGCTACTTCTTGCTATGATTGATAAGGGGAATGAAGTCCCTTTGGTTATTAGTAAAGACGGAGTGATTACCAAGTTGTCCGCTAATGAGTGGGACGACGAGGAGAAGAAGTTCAAAGAGTTATGGTATGTGTTGAGTGCCCCTAATATGCGGATTTGTCGCCCTATCTTAGAGGAGTTGGGATTTGTCTATGTAGGGCAAGACATTACGGCAATAGGGAACTTAATATACAATCGTATCTTGGGAGGTTCTACTGGCGGGTTGCGGAGCACGACCTTAGGGTCAATCTTTACACCCGAGAAACCTTTTAACGCAACTACGAACACAGCAACGGAGGAAGAGCAGAAGTCGGCGTATGGGAATGCCGATAGAGACCACTACAACTGCGAAAGGTTTGATAGGACAATATCCCTTATCCACAATCTTATACCCGCTGTTATGGAGAAGAAAGCGAGTGATATGAATAGGTGGAAACGGGCACAACTTAATATGATAAAGTATCGGGAACAAGTAGCGGAAAGTGGTTGTGAAATCCCTTACACTCCGCAAATCGCCACATTAGACGCAGAAGTTCAACCTCTACCTCCGCCTAAGTATGAGGAGACAATTGACCCCCTTAAACAAGAGGCAATTGATAGGGGTTTTATTGACGCTGATAGTGTCCCGATTGTTGGTATGGAAGACCAATATGAGGAGTGGTTAATGGTTGAAGAGGATTGCTCCTACTTGGACGAGCAAGAAGAAGCGGTTATGGATATAGAGTTCCAAAACGAGAATGAAGCAGACCAAATGTCTATGGTAGATTTGTCCCACTTGGGGGAATATGCCTCTATTGATATACGGAAGTGCTATACTTCGTGTTTGGAAAATCCCGCTAATCCGTTTATGAGGTTTGAGGTCTTTGATAATGTAGTCAATATGACGAATGATACATTTAAGGACGAGTTAGGTTGGTATTACGTTAGGGATATTGACCCCGAAACGGAGTTCTTTCCCTTTGTTGGTATGCGGAATGGTTGGTTTTGCCTTAAAGTAATCCAACTTGCCCGTAGTATTAAGGGACTTGACTTCCAACTTGACGCCTTTATTGCTCCTCATAAGAAGAACGTGTTAGGGAAAGTGGTTAAGAAAGACAAGTGGGGTAATGCCTATAAGTCAGCGGACAATCACTTTACCGAATTCGTTAAATATGTCTATGATAAACTTGACGGAGTTGTTATGGATAATGGGGGTAGTGCCCCTAAGTTTGTGATTAATTCCTTTATCGGTCAGTTGGGTATGTATCATAGAGAAAAGGGATACTCTAAGTCATACGTGGTAAGCACTACGGACGACGAAAAGTATTATCGGTTAAAGGGTCTTGAAAGTTATACCATTAGGGGCGGAGACAATCCTCTATTCCTTATGGTTGAGGGACACTACCGAGACTACAAGACCGATGCCCTTAGTATCCATTCCCAAATCCTCCAAGAGGCAAAGTGTATGCTATATGAGTTAAACTCCGCTATTGTATTCACGAAGACTGAGGAACAAATCATAGAGGAAAGTCTTGGGACTGCTGAGAGTTGGATTACGTGGAAGTTCAGTAGGGGACGAAAACTCCCTTTCCAAGACGAAGAGTTCCTTAGAACCGCTTACAGAAACTATTGTAAATCCCTTGTTAAGAAGGTGTGTCGCACCGAGACCACCGAACTTTGCTGTCCGCTATTGTATAAGACAGATAGTATCTTAATAGCGGATTATGGTAGCGGAAGACTGAATGAGGCATTAGCGAATGTGCCCTTCGGTGCGGATAGAGGTATGGTGCGTGAAGAGTTTAGAGGTAGGGCAAAAGAAAGTGAGACTGCCGATAGTTTCCTTATTAATGCCTTATTCAAACGCTTTATCGTTAAACCCCGAGATACGGAGTTAGACGAGAAACAAACTAAACCTTGGGTAAAGCACGACAAATTGGATTACGAGAAACTCATAGATAGGGGAGAAGGTTTCCGCTTGGACGGAATGGCGGGGACTGGTAAATCCTCCCTTACTTGTGGGGGACACGGAGTTCAAGGCGTTATTGAGTATCTTAAAGAGAAAGGGAAGACATTTGCCCTTACTGCTACAACGCATAAAGCAAAGGCAAACAAACTATTCGTTGAAAAGGGATATACGGGAAGCACTATTCATAGTTTCCTTAAAGTCTTTGGAGGAGGTCTTGGCGATAAGAACTTCTCTATGTGCGACGGATTGGACTACCTTATTATTGACGAGTGCTCTATGCTTAACAAGATTTTCTACTTACACTTGCGGAACATTAAGACGTTGTATCCCGCTATGAGTATCATTATGATAGGGGACTACCAACAATTACCCGCTGTGGAGAGTAATGCCCGAACTTTCGTTAATTACGAAGATATGGAGAACACCCAACTCGTAAAGTGGTTATGCGATTACAACCTTATCCACTTAACGGAGAATATGCGGTGTAGTGAAGAGGGAGTGTTAATGTTTAAACTTTACAATAATATAATAAGGGAGAAGTTGGACGAGGAAGATAAGGGATTGATAAAGAGTTTCTATAAGCACGAGAAGTGGAATCCGTATGAGTGTTTCTTAGCGGGTGGTAATCTGTGCTGGAAGAATGCGACAAAGGACTATATCAATCTCATACTCGTAGAGAAAATGTTTACTAATAGGGGAGATAAGGTATGGGATTGTAGCGAGAACTTTGAGATTGAGGGTAAGGTAATCAAATCCCGTTATATGACGAAGATATGGGTTAAGAGACCCAATACGGGAGACCCTAATTGTAAGGTAGTAGCGACAAAGAATATGAGTAGGGGTGAGAATGCCTTTTACAATAATCAAGAATTTTACATTACTAACATTACCTCTTGGGACGAGATACAACTAACGGACACCATTACGGGAGAAGACATAGTGGTAAATCGTGAGGAGATATACCGCTACTTTGACTATGGTTATGCCTCTACCATTCATAGGGCACAAGGAAGCACGATTGAGACTGAGTATTCCATTAACGATTGGGACGACCGCCTCAGTAAGAAGTTGAAGTATGTAGCGGTAAGTAGGACAACTGATAAGGACAACATACAGATAAATCCTCGTTGGGAGCATAAAATTCCAACCATAAAGGCAAAAAACTCTTGGGAGTTGGATAGAAAGCGAATGATAGAGGCAATCAAAGAGGGACGTTGGTTTCCAAAGAAGAAATAAAATGTTCCCTTATATTAAATGAATAAAAACGTGAATTTTCCCCAAGCAATTCCCCAACCCGAAACCATAATGATAGAGGCGAGTAATAACAACTCGTCCCAAAGTAGCGACAATAATGACGAATGGGAGTGTGCTATACCCCCTATTGAACTACGACAAGGGGACGAGATTAGCGTGAATACCTCTTTCTTAGAGGCACGTGGGACTTCAACGGACATTTTGGAGTTCAGCAGTAGCGGACTTAACCAAAACAATAAGCAGACAATTTACTTTGAATACTACGGGTGCGACGACGGGACTAACGACAAGAACAAGGGAAAGGACTGGTATAACTACGGACTTAATACGGCGGGGGCAAATCCCCACAACATAGCAACCTCTAAGTCTTATAACCCGTGTAAGGCATTTAGGTATGATAGACTATGGGACGAAACGGCAATCAACGCAAACGGCAACGCCTTTAAACGGAATATCGGCAAAAACACTATTGTATCCTCTGTGGTTTCCACCGCAACAAACCCACTCATAAGCAACGCATTTAACGTAGAACCAAGGGAAGATTATATGGTCGGCGGTGTTTTTAATAGCATTAACTCAATAAAGGAAATTAACGACAATACACAACATTACGTAGGGCAACCTAATTTTCAAGCAAAACAGCAACCCCTTAATGAACCATTTTTAAGAATGAGCGAACCCGCTATTAACTTAGACGTTTTCCATTACTGGGAAATATTCCAAGATACGGACGGGGCAACCGATACTCAATACACTCGCATTAGAGTTCCATATACAGCAAGGGGAGAAAACTACTTAGCACAATTCCCTACTGGAACTATCATTCAGTTAGGGGTAATGCCTCAACGGAGACAATTTTCCTATTACGATATGACCGACAACAAGAACCCCGATATTGCCTTACCTATAACGGACTATGAAAAGATTAACGGAAGGTTCGCTGGTGTATTAGGACACTTCTTCGTTAGTGATATGGGAGAGGGTGTCTTTGCTGACGACGCTAATGGTAATGCTCCCGCTGGGACAACTATAACGGCATACCCCGTAGCAAGTAGGACGGGTTGGACTGGGAAACCTTGCTTTGAATTACGGATAAGAAATAGGGGAGCAACTGGTAAATTAAATAACGCTTGTCCCTATATACATACCAATTCGTTAGGGACTGGTATTAAACGTGCTGGTGTTAGTGCTGAACTTAATGGTAGGGCGGGTTTAATCTTCAATAGACAATCTACACTCTCTAACACTCAGTTAAAAACGGGTTCAGTTGCCGATAGGAGCGACGCCAATAAAATTCCTATGAACTTAATGATAAGGAAATCTCCTTTTTATATTGGTAGTCAGTTAAACACCACGTCGTTTGATTTACCCGCAGACATATCCCTATTACCTTCTTGTAAAGTAGCGGGTAGTGATTACCATACTACCGAGGACGCTGATTTCTTTGAACTTTACCCTAAACAAAACATTAACGACAACGGCACAGCGGGAAACGCCTTAACTGATATTCCTCTATACGTAGGGCAATATCACTTCCAAAATAACGATAATACTAACACACAAAGCGGAGACACACAAAACCAAAATAATAACTTCGCCACCTTATCGCAAACCGAAAGCATAGGGAAAATGGTTAGTTATTATACCGCTAATAAAATTACCCCTTACAATCCTATATTAGGTGAAATTTCCTCTACTTGGACTTGGAGCGATACTAACGGAAGTGGAACTCCCATAATTCAAATTAAAGTTCCCGTTAGTCCCGCTACTGGGAATGCTGAAAAGGCACTCTTTCCTTCATTTAACGTGGTATTGATAGGGTCATTTGCGAACGACACACAAAGGGAAGTATGCTTACTCGGTCAAGCGTTCAACATTACTGACGTAGTAGGGGACGCCTATACTGCTTCATTTGAAATCATAGCGAGAAACATTACGTCAAATCAAGCGATTTTTACGGGAACTAAACCAAACCCATTAAGGTTTGACGCTAATAATCCCGTAGGTTGGGTAGGGAGTTCTCCTTCAACTCATACTCCAATCGTTAGGGCAGTAGGGACAGAAGTAAGGTGGTATGATTTTGAAGAGGGTAAGTGTGCTGACTTAATGATAGACCCCGACGCACTCACTAAGTATTGCCCTACTGGATTACCTTTCTTAAAGAACAACGGATATATGGGAAGTAATGAACCTTCGTTAGAAGTCCAAAACGACTACACACCCGAGATTTTATCCAACTATCAGCACGGCACTAACTATTTCCTTTACTATAATGCGAGTAGAGGTAGGGCAAATGCTAATAATTTTGGTTGGTTGCCCGATTGCTCTTTTCCCGAAAATGTAGGTGAGAGTTTTACCATATCACAAACAAGGGGAAGGTTAGGGAGAAATAAGGGGTGTTGGACTTTTGACTTAACGGAAGCATTACCCCATACTACCGCCTCCACTTTACAATTTGCCGTATCTTTTGATTTACCTACCGCCATAGATTTAAGGTCGCAAATAACAGCAAGTTTTATGACGGGACAGACTTACGCCCATATGGACGGAGTAGGGAGCACACAAGGACAAGCATACGGGGAGATTTATCAGCATAGTATAGCGTGGGACGTTAAAGGAGATTACGAAAATAGCAAGAACTTTACTGGCGGAGGAGGAGTAATAGGATTGGTAGGGGGTGGTAATACTACGACTTATAACAATAACCTCTATGTATGGTCTCCCGACGCTATTGATAGTTTATCGCCTTCAACTAACACAAATACCTTAAAAAAAATCACTAATAGCGGAGTTCATATGCTATGTGGTTATGTGCCTATCATTAACAAAATTACCATATCCTCAGTTAAAGACTATATGACCCCTACTGACTTGTCTAATTTTTGGACTGAGGAACTCCATAAACTAACGGACATAGTTAATCTATATGACGGAACAACCATAGAGGGAAGTGCTAAAAGAGGTGTCTTACAGAACCCTTGCTTACAACCTATTTATGGGTCTTGGGGATTAGACAACGTGCCCTTAGCAACTGGACTACTTAAACGTGATTACATTACATTCCCTATGACGAGTGGTTATGCCTTGGGTAGTGTTATATTTTTAGACGGAAATGATATGCCCGAAGATTGGGCGGGAACAAGTGAATTTTTAAGGGAAAGGACTATGCCGATTTATCCACGTTCCCCTAACAATATCATTAACCTATGGGATACGGCAACTAACTTTAAACTCCCTACTTTTACCATACACCGATTAGCGTTATGGACTAACGCAGATTACTCTACTAATTTAAGGGAAAGTCAAACAATCACACGAACATTTACAGACTATCCTAAGGCGACAAGTGCCCTATGTAATAACACTACTTTATCCTCTAACATAGCAACTGGTAGAACTAACGCCTTATCCCCCGCTAATCTCGCTTACTTAGGGGGTAAATCATTAGCAGAACCCAATTACTCGTCAGTAGCGAAAGACGCATTTGATATTTTGCCTAACGCTGGGACAGCGGGAGATTTGGATTACCCTTTTGAGGAAAGCACCGCCCAAGGATTTAGGGAAGATAGTGTTTATCGTGAAACGGAAGATTATCCCCTTGTTTTCTTTAAAGACCCGAAGTATGTGAATTACCTTAAATTTAGTCAATATTTAGGGACTGATAATATGACCTTAACTTACAATACATTAGTTAGTGCCTTTGAGTTTCAATTCTTACACCAACCATTCGCTACGAGTTTTGTCTTAAATGACGGAGTGCCGAGTGGAGGAGATAATGCGATTAGAATATTTGATAATGTCCCTAAGGAAGTAAGCAATTGGGAACGCTACGGAGGAATTAACGTAAGAAATTGGTGTGCCCCTACTTATCCAGTAGGAACATTCACTTACGCAGAAACCATTAACCCTCCCGCCTTTACTGAGAATGCCTATCCTAACGGAATTAATCCCGAAAGCACATTAGAGAAAATAGGTAAGGCATTTATGTTAAAAATTGGTTATACATTAGACCAATTAACCTCTACCATAGTTAAGGGAAGAGACGAATGGATTCCAGCAGTAGGGACAGCAGAAACGGGACAATATCATTATGAACCTACGGGAACTACGGGAGCAGACCCCGATATAGCAGACGCCATAGTTAATACGAGTGTATCGGCAGAAGATAATCCTAATAGCGAAGCACACTTAGGTAAAGGGCAGTTAATCTTTTACCCACAATCAGCGGACACTTCCCAAAAGACTATACGAAACCAACCTAAGAGCGGTTCGGGAGCAACAGCAACAGAAGTAGCACCATTAGGCGTTAGATATGATTTCGCTTACACTAACTTCGGGCAACGGGGAGGCATTAAAACTCAAAATCATAATAAGGCATATGGTTTCCCTAATATTACGGGTAGTCCGTTAGTTAAAGATACTTCAACATTCCCTATTACGTTAAATCCCGACGGGGAACAAAGAAGCGGATATACTATTGAGATAGGGTCTTCACCATTACGAGCAATAAATCTTCCCATAAAACTAACAGACGGATACTACTATATCTTATGTCCCGACTTAATAGACGACCCCCAATTTTACATTACTGCCTTTGACGGAAGTGTTATACCAGCAATCGCCATTATATCTAAAACTTACGTTAGTGGTGATTTCTATACTTCCTTTCAGTCGCCTATCACTTTCTATTGTAAAAAGGCAAAAACCATTACAAGTATTAAGGTTCAAATAAGAAACTCAACTATGGGAGTTCCCTCAAATCTCGGTAGTAATTCGTCCGTTATATTTTCCATACGAAGAATGAACCCAACTCCCCCAACAGAAGCATTAACTACAAGTCAGCAACAAGACTTAGACTATAAACAACTTCAAAAGGGGGCAGTCCCTAAAAATGGTTCTCCGCTACTTAGTGCTATAAGTGATATATTTAATTTAGATATGGGAATTCTAATGCCTTTTGGTAATCCAGCAGACGGGGACGCCCAGTTAGATAATTGGAGTGAGTTCGGGACACAGACAGAGGCAGTCCCCATAGCAAATGTAGGCAATCAGTCAAGCGAATATTATGGCGATTTACTTAATAGAATTAACCAAATGGATTTACCGAGAATGAACCAACACGCAAGGGACGAATTCTTTAAGACACCACAAGGGACGGCAATTAAAGTAGAAATGGGGAATGTAATAGCGGAACGTAGGGCGATATTAGCACAAGAAGCACAAAGCGACCCTATGAATATTTTGTTAGAGGAGTTAGAGCGAGAAGGGCATAGAACCGCTACTACACCTATGAAAGGAGTAAGGGAAGGAGAACGAATAGCACAAGGGGAAGCACCTTTAACTGGTGGTAGGAGAGAAGACGTAGAAGATATACGGAATGTTATGGGAAATAAGACTTCGTCTATGGGAGGGTCAATAGAAGAAGAACCCCAACAAGCATTAGCGAGAAAGGAAAGTAAAATGACTAAGGATAGTGGATTAGCATCTACTTATGCCCCTACCGAAGCACCTACCGAAGTCCAAGAAGAAGAGGATTAAATACAAAAACAAAATCTAAGGTAATAGTATATGAGTGATACAGAAGACGAATACGGAACTCAAAGCGAATATAGTAGCGAAGAAGAAGACGACACTCCCGAACAAATAGCGGAAAAGGAAAAGGCAGAGGCATTAAGGATTGCTAAGGTAAAACAAGATAAGATTGATAGGGCAAAGAGAGTAGAGGCAAATAGGATAAAACAAGAGGCAAAAGTTAAAGCACAAGAAGCAGAAGAAAAGCGGAAGAGGGAAGCGTTAAAAGCGAAGTTAGAAGCGAGAAAAAAGACCAAAGCACAAGGGGATATAGTTAATACTCCCGAATGGACTACTCCCCCAAGTCCGCCCTATGTTTCCATACCAGCACCCACCTTATACGACCAAGATACACCTAATCCTTATGGAGACCCCGAGTATGAATTAGCAGAACCATACAAACCCGATAATTCCTTTATGGAAGAATTGGATAGAAAAGAAGCGGAAATATTAGCGAGAAGACCAAGAACTCCCCCTACATTTGTTTTAGCATTACCACCACAAGCGGACGACCGCACAGCAGAAGAGATTGCCTATGACGAAGAAGAGGAAGCAGTAAGGAAAATGTATGAAGAAGACGCAGAAGACGACATAGACGATGGTTGGGGAGATTTTGACCCAGACAATTTGGTTGGGGATAGGCAAGAAGAGGAAACTCCCGAAGAAGCAAACCTAAGGCAAATAGAGGAATTGGGTGATTTTTTAGTAGAGAGACAAGATAAAAGAGACGCCAAAGCACAAGCGGGATTAGATAAGGTAAATGCTATGGTAGGGAGACCGAGTGTTAAATTTACAGACCAAGGGCAATTTACTATGGACGCATTAGACGCTAATGACGAGTTTAGAGGGTTAATAGAAGGGGCATTAGAAACTCCGCAAAGTAAGGCAGAAGAAGCACAAAGATTAGCGGACGAAGCAGAACAAAAGCGGATACAAAGAATATTCTATGCTAAGGGAAACATTCCCGATTACCCTTGGACGGAAGCACAAGCGAAAATGTATTTACCCAAGACCGCTATTGAAGGAGAACCAAGTAAAGCAACTGAAAGAGCGAGAAACGAAGAAGACGCTAAGTTTGCTGAAAAATATGGAGAATATGACCCTAATGCTAATGCGGGAGTTGATAAGTATTCCGCCTTTGCTGAGGAAAGTAGCGACGACGAAAGTTTAGAGGACGTCCCCTTTGAAGAAAGGCGTGAGATTTTGAATAGAATGGGAAATGAATTCTATGGTGGTAGGGAAGAGACCTTAGAGTTAGTAGAACCTTTACCTTGGGAAGAAAATCCACGAGTATTGGAAAATTACTCTAATCAAATGGCGAGAAAAATAGCGGAACAAAAAGCACAATTAGAGGCATTAACCTTAGCAACTCCTTACAACATACAACCAATCCAAGACGACGAAGGTCAAGAAAGTAGCGACGGGTTAATAACGGACGACGAAGGGGACGCAGAAGAGGCAGAGCGAGAACGAGTAAGGCAATTAGTAGCGAACGCTCCCGCTATTAGACCCGATTTAGAAGCGACTGCGAAAATGGGAGCGGGTAAGCACGGCAAAAAGGCACAGCGGATTATATTCCCCCAAATGCCTAAATCAGCATACGAATTTACAACTGAGGGAAAATCTTATGGAGAAGACACTAAATCATTCTTAGAGCAACAAAGGGACGCTATGTTAAAAATGAGGACACCAAGCGGACAACAATTTACCTCTATGTTTCCTAAGGATAGTGCGGGAAATACCATACCCGACGATAAGATATTACCTTGGATACAAAGCGAAGACGCAATTAAGGCAAAGATTAAGGCAGACGAAAGGAAACAAGCAAACATAGACCAAAGGCAGAAAGACTATGAGGAAGATAAAGAGACTTATTTAACGGATAAAAAATTATTCACTAAAAAAGTTAAGGCAAAAAGATTAGCGGAAGAAAAGGAAGATTATACTAACACACCCGCCTTTTTCAAATCCTTTAATTTTAGGAAGAAGAAAAAGAAACCCAAACCCAAAGCAAGTCCCCCACCAAGTCCCCAACCAAGTCCTCCACCAAGTCCTAAACCAAGACCTACACCAGCACCAAGGAAACCTAAACCAAAAACACCACAACCAACCCCTACTCCTAAACCAAGACCACGCCCAAGACCCGCAAGTGTTAAAAAGGTAAAGAAGAAGTTAGTTCCCGTTAGACAAGCACCAGCACCTCCCAAACCAACTCCCAAACCGAGACCGAGACCAAGACCCGCACCCCAACCACAACCACAAGGGCAAAAGAAAAGGGCAACTCGTAGCGATAAAGGACAGCACCATAAGTGGAGCGATGGTAGGGAAAACACCGCTACTTATAAGCGGAATAAAGCAAAGGGAGTAGATTGGAGTGCCGTTAGGTGTCGTGCTTCTACTTGTTGGGAAGTAGGGGATAGAAAGACAGACGCTAAGGGTAAAGGTGCTTTCAAGAAAAATGAAAGTAGCGGAGAATATGTAAAACAACTAAGGCAAAAACCAAAGAAGAAGAAGAAGAAGAAAGAAGAGGAAAGAAGGGAAGAAGACGGGTGGTTTTAAAGTTTAGTCCAACTATCCAATTCGGCATAAGATTTCATTTTGATTTTCCCGTGCTTAGGGGGTTTCTTTTCCTTATCACCCATAGCGACTTTCTTGCCGAACTTAAACCCAAAGTCTATAATTTTCTTAGGGGCGGGATACTTCCTATGGTTTTGTTTTTCCTTTAAATTTTTCAACTTCTTAAATTGCGTGTAGATAGGGTCTTGCCCGTCCTTAAATTGCCTATTACAGAAACAAGTGTGCTTAGGGAGTTTGTGAGATTTATTTTCGTAATCCATATAGTATAATAAGAGAAAATATTTTCTTATTATATACTATAATGTCCTTTAACAATCACGCTGGAATTACTCACCCTCAAACCCTCTTACTTGCCTCTAATGATATTAACGGAGGCACTCCACATAGACACCTTACTATTGATAGTAATGGTAGATTATCAGTTAAAACACATTACGGGGCAACTATCGCTAATCAATTAACCCCGTCATATGAAGATACAGATTTAGACGTGAGTGCCTTAGGGGCGGTAGGGACTGCTTCCGCTTCTATTGATATGAATGGTAAGAGACACCTTGCCTTAATGATTTCCCAAACCGCTACGGGAGGAAGCGGAGCATTAACTAATATTGCTTTGGAATTTTCGTTAGATAATACAACTTGGTTTAGGTCTTCTCAAATGATAGTATTAACCGAAGTATCGGCGGGGTCTTACACTCTTCACCACAAGATAGAGCAAGTATCCGCTCGGTATGTCCGCTTAGTTATTATAGGTATTACAGCGAACCCTTCCGCTACTACGTGCTCCTTTTCACGCTCTTTATAATCATTTTTTTTCTTTGTTTATACTATAATGTTGATTGAACTAAAATCGTCCGCTACTGACCCTATGAATACTCCCTCACGAATGCTCCAACGTTTTAAGGAGACGCTCATACTTAAACCAAATTCTCGTGTTGCCTTACAATCCGCCCTTATAACAACTAACGGAGAAAGTTATGCCGTGCTTACGGGAGATTGGTTAGATAATGCCGACGCAACTCACGCTACTTCTACCATTACTTTTACGAATGTTGGGGCAAATGCCTATTGGAAATATAAGAATACTACTGAATGGTGGCGACCCTCTACTGGGAACGTGTGGTTAATTTTTGAAAGCGAACCCGTTAATTTTACTACACCCCCTACAAGAACCGCTACTATGAATATAGCGACTAACACAATTACCATACAGACAAACGGAAATTTTCTCACACGTGAGGGAAGTTTAACACGCAAATACCTTAAAAACCACGTAGAGCACACATTAGACGATGCGACTATACTTGTGAATTTAACTAACTTCCCTATTAACTCCCGTAATACACAAGGGAATACAGATAATCACATAGCGACTATCCCTCGCCTACTTGACCTTAATGATACGACAGACGAACAACAATTCTACGAACCATTTAATCCTACCGCCCATAGTTTAGATAATGAGGCAGACCTTAACTTGAACTTCATAGAATTAGAACTTCTTAACAGCGACGGCACACAACGCACAGATTTAATACACCCTACACAGATTACATTAAGGATTACTAACGAAATCTCCTCTAACTAACGTTTTTTCACATATGTATATTTTCTCTAATTTTTTTCTATACATATGTTATAATATGAGTAGAATGCCTAAGTTGTCTATGGAAATTGAACCCGTTGAGGAACAAGGACTTCCCGTTGATAGTTATTTACAGAAACCTACCCTACCGAGTAGCAAAGAAAAACCCCCTAAGAAGAAGCGTGTTATGAGTGAAAAGCAATTAGCAAATCTCGCTAAGGCACGGGAAAAATCCGCCTTAAATCGTAAATTAAAAAAAGAACAAAAAGTAGCGGAAAAAGAAGCACTTAAAGAACAAAAGAAACTCGCTAAAAAAAAGGGAAAAACCCCTATCGCATCTACTACCGAACTTGAACCAGTAGAGGAAGAAGAGTATGTGGAAGAAGAAGTAAAAGACTATGGGACACAAAACGACTATGCCGATAGTGGTGATACGGGAATTGATTATGAATTTATTATGAGTAATGTCTATGGTATGTTAAAGGAAGACGCCCATAGAGAACGAGAGGAGAAACTCGCTAAACAGAAAGCGGAAGAGGAATATATCTTAAAGAAGAATGCTTATGACGAAACTATTAGGGCAGACGAAAGGGCACGACTTAAAGGAGTTGTAGAGGAAAAACAGAAACATAAAAAGACAATATCCCCTATGGTTAATGGGACTGATTGGGATAGTTGTTTCCAACCAAGAGGAAGAGGTGGCGATAATTTCTTCTAAATAATATCTATGTTATATGTAATAGTATGCCCCATAAGAATAAATACGGACACGAAGAACCGAGTAGTAGCGAAGGTGAAAGCGAAGACGAAAAAGAGGTAGTAGAGGAAAAAGATAAAGGTGATATGGATATGACTATATATCCCATTAAGGAAGACCCCACAAAACCTACTTATCGGGAGGTAGGAGAACCATTACTAAAACCACCATTTACTTATGCCTTTGTTGGTTTTCGGGGGAGTTCTAAGACCACTACCCTTATGAATTTGATTTTACGCCCCTACCCTTTCTATGGGGCAAGTGATAAGATAAGCGAAGACGACCCTAACTCTAAACCCGTCTTTGATAATATATTCGTTATATCCCCTACTATTGGATTAGACAGCACGTCCAAACCGCTACTGAAAGTAGTGCCTCCCGAGAACATATTTACCGATTACAGCGACGCTATGGTAGACCAGATTTTAGCGTATCAAAAAGCACAAGAACCTCCAAGGGAAAAGACCTTAATCATATGCGACGATATTTTGGGATTGGGTGGTAAGGGATTATCCCCTACAAGTAAGATATATAGATTACCAGCGGTGCTAAGGCATTACGATTGCTCTATATGTTATTTAGTCCAACTCCTTAGAGGTAATGGTTCATTACCGCCCATAACGAGAAATAATATTGAGGGGTGGTTCTTATACAAAAATCCCAATAGTAGGGAGATTGAAAAAATGGGAGAGGAGTTCGGTTCGTTTGGTGGTAAGGAAAACTTCTACCGATTGTTTCGGGACGCAGTAATGGAAAAACCTTACTCATTCTTATTCTTAGATAGTAGAAAATATTTAGCGTATAATAACCTAACCGAACATATGTGGAGTAAGTATAATGAAGACGGGACTTTTGCCCCGCTTTATAGAGCGGACGAAGGAGATATTAATTTGGACGTTATTGACCCTTCTGCTAATCAAGGTAAAGGAAAAGAAACGGAAAAAAAATCTTTGACTAATGTAAATGCCGACACCGACAAACAAAGCACTTTACGCAAAAAGTAGGGCAAAATACGCCCATATGAAACATAGTGCCTATAAATCTTCCTTAGTTGTTAAGGACTATAAATCTAAGGGAGGGGGTTATAGTGGCGATAAGTCTAAGGGAGGACTAACGAGGTGGCATAAGGAAAAATGGCGAAACCAAAGAGGGGGAGAAGGTTATAAAAAGAAAGGGGATATTTACAGACCAACTAAAAGAGTATCCGCTAAAACACCCGCTACTCACGGCGAATTAACTAAGGCACAGAAGACTAAGGCGATGCGAGAGAAAAAGACTACGGGAAAAGTTAAGAAATTCAAAAAATAATCTCCGCTAATATTATAATGGATAAGAAGAAGAAAGACACTAAACCGCTATATAAACCTATGAAATCTACCCGTAAGGGAAAGAAGGGAATGGTTTATGTAATGAAGAATGGGAGTAAGAGGTTAATACACTTTGGGGATAGTTCTATGAGTGATATGACGAAGCACAAAGACCCAGCACGACAAAAGTCTTATCTTGCCCGTAGTGGTGGTATAAGGAATAAGGCGGGGAAACTAACGAAGAATGATAAGAACTCCGCTAATTATTGGAGTAGGAAAGTAAATTGGTGAATATTAAAATCTATGGTAATATCATAATGAGTTATTACGATAGATTACAAGGTGCTATGAGTGGAATGGAAAGTAGCGGAAGTTCTCACCTAAATCAGTTAAACGAAGTAAAGGAAAAAGCACAAGACCAATTTAGCGGAGCGTCGGGGCAAATGTCCGCTATTGCTTCTACTGCTCTTAAAGGCGATTTGAAAATAGCGGGTCGTCATATCGGTATGAAAGAGGGATTGGAGTTAGGGAATAAATACATTATGAAACCCCGTATGGCGAAACTCCAAGCAAAACAGAAATCTATGGACGCAAAGAACACGCAAGAACAAGGCAAATTAAGTGGCGAGACTGACGAGATTACCACAAGAGCAGAAGGGCGATTAGGTGTTGATAGTGCTAATGTAGAGGACGCTTACCGAATGGGGGACGGAAGTATTATGGGAGCAAGTGCGAGACCTTCCGCTACTTCCGCTGGTGGGACGAGGGTTACGACTGAGGGAGACGCAATAGAAGGTAAGGTAGTTCCCAAAGGTGCTACTGACGTCCACGAAGACGATTTGTTAGGGAAAGATACGGGATTAAAAACTATGGAAGACGACCGATTAGGGGAGATTGCTGATACGGCAAAAACCTTAGGCGGTGAAGAAGTAGGGGGTATTATGAGTAAGGTAAGTTCCGCTATGGATTTCCTCGGTCCAATAGGGGAATTAGCGTCGTTGGGTGTAATGCTTGGAGAGGGAATTAAGACAGCAGTAGAGGCACACAAGAACGCAAAAGACGACGCTGGAAGCGAAACCTCCGCTATACAGACTGGGGCACAAGCGGGAATGTATGCTGGTATGAACCGCCCCTCATTTGGAAGTATGGCGTTGCCGTCATTTGATACGAGTAAATCGTCCGCTATGCTTCAACAATAATTTTCTTTACTTATGTATATGAATAAGTTTCAATTTGTATTAACTGCCCTAACGAAAGTGTTAGAGTTTATTAAAGGACTATCTTGTAAGGTAGGTATGTGCTGTGGGAGTAAGTGTAGTAGTGAGTGTAATAATAAGAAAGGCGATATGAAGGATAGGTGGAAAGACGTTAAGGGATTAGACGGAGATAGGGACGATAAAGACGAATAATTTTCTTTACTTATAGTATAAATATGGTTAAGGGCGACGCTACTAAATATAGAAAATCCATAGGGGGAAGAATGAATGATAAACAGAAGAAACATTACGCTATGTTATTAACTCGTGAAACTAAGGGATACGCAGAGGCAAAAGCAAAGTTAGAAGCACGAAAAAAAAGGGGAGATTTTAAGCGACCTTCTATACGAGTAGAGGATACAGACACTAATACTTACGAAGTTTATAGCGGAGTAAAACACCGAGCAGAAGTAGAGGCAAAGAAAAAACCTCCACGAAGGACACTTAGGGGAGCAGACCAAAACCCTACTACTCATTATGGTAAGGAGATTAGACGACCTAAGTTTGTTCCCGAGGTTAGGAGCGTTGATTTGGGTGTTTCTGTGGCGAAACCGAAAGGGAAACCCGTAGATATTGACCCTACTAAAATTAACGTTAAAAAAGACGCTAAAAAGTTTGGGAAATTTAAACCCGAGTTAATCCATAGAATTAGCGATACTGGATTAGCGGATTTAGAACGCTCACAAGCACCCCAAGACAGCGGATATTTTGCTCCCCAATTAGTCCAATATCCAACTACTACAACTGGGGGAGAAGCGGTATTCCAAGACATAGATGGTAGTGGTATTCTAAGACACCCCGCTATGAGAGGGGATAAACCCGTTTTCGGTGGGGTAGGTGTAGCGACGCCTCTAAATTACGCCCCTTTTGATAAACCTAAGGACGGCAGAGAATTTAGTGGAATTAGGAACTACGCCTTAGACGAAGAAAGCATAGTGGGACAAACAATAGATAGGGGAAATCTTCCTATGTCTAAACCGAGAAGTTGGGAAGGAACTAAGGGCGGTGGTTATAGTCGTAAGGAAGCATATAAGGCGGGTGCTCCTATGAGTTTAGAGCGAAGATTGAAAAAAGGAGCGATAGGGACGATAGGTAAAGCAGACGAAGAATTAAGGAAAAGTCAAGCACACCCTCAACAGAAACCCTTTAAAGAACCTAAGGCAAGAGAATTCCCTAATGTTCCCATTCTAAAAACCGCTGAATATGTTGCTGGTAAGTTGGGATACAAAAAAGACCCCGAACACGCTAAATTAGCGGACTTGCGAATTAAACAAGGGGCATTTAGTAGAGGAGAATGTGGTGATAGTGTAGGAGACCAAACGTGTAGCGAGTTTTACCTACTTAATCAACGCCCTACTGAAATATCAAGAGAAACCTTATCTAATTATGAAGGACGTAGAGGAAAAACCCCAATAGAAAACTTCTACAATAAGGCGGGAAGTAGGAGCGTCGCTAAACCAAGTGAGTTAGATTATAAAATGGAAAGAAGGGGAGAAACAATAACACACAAACCCCCTACTAATATTGAGTTAGATATTGTAAGACGATATGGCGGTAAAGGCGGTAGAACGTTAGGGACTAATGAATTAGCAGTAAAGGAAGGAATGAGTTATGATTACGATAAGTCAAGACCTCGTCATAGAAAGGAACAACCAGCGGGAATGAAACCCGTTAAAGATTTGAGTGTTAAGGATTTGCGAAGATTAGCAGTTGGTAAGGGAATACCTACAACAAGTAGGGAAGAGAAATCTAAGGAGTATGAACCAGCGAAACTATCCAAAAAGCAAGTCCAAAAGAAAATGGTAAGGGGATTACCCGTAGATATGTCCTATAATTATTATGGAGAAGCGGGAACTGCTGGTGAGGGTATGAGTGGATTTTTAGAGGAAGCACCCTCTTCTGCTGTATTTAGTAGTAGCGGAGAATTATTGGAACAAAAAGAGATAATCCATAAGAGCGACGCCATAGACGGAGATATAAGCGACGGGGACGAAGACTTTGACGAAGAGAACCCTATGGGAGATATGGACGCTTACAGATATTAAAATCTTACCTAATAGTATATAATGGATAATACGTTAATGAATGCCCCTACCTTTACTGACCCAGTTCAAAAGATTATGGATAGACAACAATACGAGAACTCCTTAGATAATAACCCAAGCGACCAAGGGGATTGCGAACTTAGGGGAGATTGTCATTTTGGTAATAAGGGAGACCGAGACAATACATATAGAGGATACGTCCAAGGACAAGTTAATATACAAGCACAACACCAAGACTTCCAAGCAAATAAGGGACAATCCCAAGTCGCTACGGGAAGTGCTTTTGATACTACATTAGACAGATATTCCCCTAATGTCGCACAAACTATAAATTTTTAATCTCCGCTAATATTATAAAATGCCTACGCCTAACACAACTACGCACAGAAAAGTCCACGGATTAGGGTGGATTAAGAGAGGAACTCAACAAGAGAAAACATACTTACAGAATAAAGCACGTAGGGAACAAAAAGCACTACAAGAAAAGGAAATTAGGGCGGGAAGACCAAGGAGTTATGCCGATAAGAAATCTTCCGCAGTAGGAAGAGGTAAAGGAGCAGTTAAGAAGAAAACTGGAACTGGTAAGGGAGTAAGAACCGAAGCGTCTAAGGCAAGGGCAAGGGCAAGGGGAGTAGGAACTGGTAAGGGAGGATTGAAGAAGAAAAAGTAGAAATATTATCTCCGCTAATAATATAAAATGGTTAAGACACGACAACAAAAGGGCGGTTGCTTAGTTGGAAGAGTAGGAGTAAGTAAAGGGTGTGCCGTAGGTAAGAAAGCACCAAGGCGAGACCCTAAAATTAAAAACGCTAAAAAAGATAAGAGCGATAGTGATAGTTCTAAGGACTACAAACCCCCTAAAAAGCGGAAAATGGTTAAGAAGAAAGCGAAACCTATGGTTAAGGGTAAATCTAAACCTATGACTAAGGTAAAACAACCCGTAGGAGGAATGCGATACTAATCGCCTATTTTTTGAGTTTATATCTACGAAATTATTTTCTTAGTTATATGTATAAAATGTATCAACCTTCTAATGCGATGCCGATAGATAATTACTCTTGCGTCCAACCCTCTACGCAACAAAAGACCTTTGGGGAGAATAACATTTGCCGTTTTTCTTTACCATTTAACACCATTCCCTTTTTTGACCCCCATTCAAGTTATTTACAAGTATTAGCGGAATGTTCCGCAACAGACAAAATGGAACTTAACGGAAATTCCTCAGTTGTTATTAAGTATATTCGCCTTTCGGTGAATGGAATAGTATTAGAGGAAATTGACGAATTTAACCAATTAGCACACCTTTACAACGTATATGGGCACGACGATAGTTCCCGAGAACACGAAGCGGTATTTACTAACGATAGTGGTGTAGATTTTACAGCGGGACTTATGGGAAACCAATCGGGCGATGGTAGAGCAGTTAGTTTAGGGGAACGAAAAACTAAACTCATTATCCCTATGAAGGAGTGTGGTTTGTTTAGCAGTTTGGAGATTGTTCCCCTTATGGCGTTTGGTGAAAACCTTGACGTTGAGATTAGATTTGCCCCTAATAATGAGGTATTGAAGACCTACCAGCGGTCGGGACTTGAAGTTAAGAACCTAAAAACAGAACTCCTTATTAACGAAGCAACCACCCTTACTGCTGGTGGTGCTATAACTGAATTTACCTTAGAAACCCCATACAAAGGATTTACTTCCGTAGGGGACATTCCATTACAATTAGGAGAAAAAGTCCAATTGAAGAAACGAGCAACTGGCGGGAACGTGACGGGGGCAACTACTCCCGTAGCAATAACGAAAATAGAGCGAATTGCTTGCGACGCTACTAATTACCCTAATCTCATTAAGATTACTTGTGCTACTCAAACCCCTAATGAAGTTAATGCGGCGGGAACACTTTACCTTGAAAAAGTTAAGGACACCGCCGATAGTGCTACACCCGCTAATCCTACCCTAACTTACTCTAATGTAGAGTGGTATTTACAAAAGGTAGTGCCTCCACAACAATACGTAGCGTCCCTTAAAAAACAACTTAATAGTCCCCAAGGTTTTCAATACGACATTCACACTTGGACTACTTACAAATCAAATCTACTTACGGGAGTTAAGTCCCAAACCATAGAAATTCCAGCATACCAAAGTAGAGCAAAATCGGTTATGGTAATTCCCCGACGAGCAAATCAAACACCAACCCTTAACGTGGATAATTCCCTATCAGCGAATTACTTGGGGGGAACTAACGGAATATGCCCTAACTACCAGTTTGCGGGACAATTTGGAGGTCTTAAAGACTACCAGTTTCAAGTCAATAATGGACTACGTGTCCCTACCCGTCCAGTTAATTTAGACGTTATGAACGGACACCTTAAACACCTTTCAGCAGAACACCTTATCCAACTAACACAAACATTAGGGTCTTCTAATGTAGGAGTAAGGAACATTAAGGACAGCAGAGAACACTTCGTTATAGGAAGACAATTAAGTAAATATGGGGGAACTACAAACCTTAACTCCGCTATGCGAGTGTATGTGAATTACAATAATGATACTCAACCAGTAGTGAAACTTCAACCTATAACTTTCATTAACCATATCAATCGTGTTGCCGTTAATGCTTCGGGTCTCCAAGTTTTCAATTAGAGTAATTTTATCCTATTTTTTTTCTTTACTAATAGTATAAAATGAGTAATTCACCAGCAACCCAAGTAAAGCGTTATATGCGATTAGCACCCTCTAATGGAAGTGGAAAATTCTCCTTCTCTAACGGAAACCCTATAATTAGATTTTCAGTAGCAGACACTAACGCTATGTTAGTTGGTAAAGAAATGAGATTTTGCGGAAACATTAAGGTAAAATATAATGGGACTAACCCCCCTACTAATAAAACGGCAACTAACTTAGACCGATGTGCGGGAGTTCAATCCTTTATCCAATCCGTTAGTATAGGAAGTAGGCGATACTCCGCTAATGTTTTGGAAGTAGTCCATAACTATCCCCGATTGGCGACACAACTATACTCTAACACACATTCCGCTAAGGGTATGAGAACAACTTCCTTTAACGAACACGGCGGTATTGGTAAGGGACGATACAATAAATTCAGTCTTAATGGTTTTGGGACTGATTTCCAAAATAAGAATGAGCGAACCCTTATGACTATGCGAAAAGGAACTCTTATTGACGCTAATGGTTTTGACTTTGCCCTTAGACTTAATACGGGACTTCTTATGAATAACGCAATTCCTCTTAACCTATTAGGGGGTCTTGAAATTACTATTAACCTTAACTCCAACTTTGCTTCCCTTTATGGAGCAGACCTTACACCAGCGGTAAGTTATGAGATTACAAACCCCTACTTGATTTGTCCTTTGCTATACCTCAATCCACAGCAGACACAAGCACAAGCACAACAACCTTCGGGGGCATTTAGTTTTATGTCTTACCAATCCCTCTACTCCGTTATAGACAGCACAGACCAATCGGTAGTCCATCGCCTTAATAGTAAGAACTTAGTTTCCGTTATACAGAATTACATTCCCGTTAAATACCTTAACAATACTTCCTATAATGGTATGGCGTGTTGGAATGCGGGTGCTCCTTCTTCACTTGAATACCATAAGGACGGCGTCCGCTACCCACTTGAATACAACTTGGAGGTTAGAAGCGATAATGGTGCGGGAACTAATAGCGGAGAAAACTTACAGAATGTAGATTTGAACCCCGCTGTCTTATGGAACTCGCAATCCGCTATTAGGAACGTTAAGGACATTAAGCGGAGTATGGTTATTCCCGAAAATCTACTCGGTAGTGCGAAAGAGGATAGTGTTTATTCTACGGGAGTTTCTTGGGACTTAGTATCGGGTGCTGGTATTAACGTAGCGGGAACATTAACCTATGATATTAAAACCAAATTGGAAAATCCCGACGATAATGATACGGGAGCAGTATCGGCAACTCAACCTATACCAGTTAATCTAAACCATACCTTAGACACACCTTTCGCACAATATTCTTTCTATCTCGCTAAACAATCCCTTATGGTGAATAAAGGACAAGGCATAGTTGTAATGTAATATTCCCTAAATTTTTTTCTTTACTAATAGTATAAAATGAGTATTCCACCAGTATTGCTTAGCGGAGTTAAAAATGAAAGTCAAGACTTACATATCACAACGGACGTATTAGAACCTAATGTCCTTAATACTAACCAAGCGGTTTTCGTTATACCTAAAAAGGCGTCGGTGTTAGATAGTAAAAGTGCCCTTAAAGTTAGGGTAAATGATACGGCATATAGGAACAACGGAACTAAAATCGTAGGGGGAAAACTTTTTAGCGGATTATTGGGAATGATTAAGTCAGCGAGACTTTATGCCTCGGGGCAACTCATTAGTGATTTAAGACACGCTGGGGAGAAAATTCACTTAGACAATCAATTCAAATCCCAAGAATATAAGGAACAATATTGCGACGTTAAACACCTTAGCGAAAGCGGGTTCGCCATAGCAGAAGGTAATACAGCGGGTAATAGTGGTGTTGAGGGAAGTATCCTAAGCACAGACGAATTTAATGAATGGACTGCTGGGGGCGATAATAATACAGCACCTACCTTAGGACACGAACCTTATTTTAGGGGAATGGGTTGGGCGGACGGCGGTAGTGCCTCGGGTTCTACTGATACTACTGGCGGTAATGAGGGAGTTGAAATGTTCTTACTTTTAGAGGAACTTTTCCCTATGTTAAAGGATATTCAATTACCAGTCCGCTTTATGAAAGACGAAATCCGTATTGAGATTGATTGGGAGCAAGATAAGACTAAATGGTTGTATGTGAGTTCCGCTACTGCCGACAGCACTACTACCGCTAATTTAGCGGGTGTTGTGATTAGCGAAGCAGTAATGTTTTTGGATTATATTACCTATAACCCCGAGATTGACGCTTCCTTAGAGCAAACTATTATGACCTCGGGTGTTAGTATTCCATTTAGACAGACCGCTATTATAACTAAACAACTTTCCGCTATTGGCGACAACTCAAACGACGTTAGTGAAGACATACTCTTAGGGCAAGAAGGTAGGGCAGTTATGAAACTCTATGTAGCGAAGAAATACCCTAATACCTTTACTGGTGCTACGGGAGGTTCAACTGCTAATCAAGCATATACCCTTCAAGGGGAATGCCGTAGTGAAAGACTTAAAGGAGAAAAATTCAATTGTATAGTTAATGATTTACTCATATACGATAGGGACGTAGAGAACAACCACGAAGCATACTCTTACCTTAGTTATGCTGGTGAAAAACCCTTTGTAGCGTATCCCGATAGTTTTGAGGAAAATGTTAATTATGCCGACGACACAACTCCCGCTAATATGGGAGGAGACCCAGCAGTAGAGACACTCTTTATTAGTGAAGACGGAACTAACGACCAACGAATATTGGGAATTAAATCTTCTACTAAGGGACTTGTTAAGAACGGCATTAAGGGAACTCAAAACTGGTGTGCCGTAGATTTGTCTAAGTATGGTAGTGCTATTAACCCAGCAAACGCTATGCGAATAGGAGCAACACCTATAATTTTCCGCCTTAAAAGAAGTAGTGGCGAAGACGCCCGAACTAAGGGAGTTGTGAGTATCACTTGCTTTGTGGAATACCTTAGATTATTTGACCTTAGAGGAGGCGACCTTTCGGTGCGAGACCTCTAATATTCTTTATTTTGTTTTATAATTACATATTAATAAATAGGTTTAAAGATACGCCTATCTATTAATATACAGAATGACTACCTATGGAGAACATAAGCAATTTATCAACTTGGGGCAAGAACCCGATTTGGCGAAAATCAAAGCATACAACACAGAAGTAGGGTGTTCCGCCAAACTACCTACGGGAGCAGTAGAGGGAACACAGATAGGATACGAGCATAGCGGAATTGTAATGACCGATATGTGGGTATTAACCTCTAATAAGGTGAAAATGTGCCGTTATATGACTATTGGTGAGGGGGAATGGGAACCCGTTTATAAAGTGTATAAGTATTATGGTAATGGAAACCATAGTGAATTAGAAAATTATAAGAACAAGAAAGGGGACGATTACTATATGATTAAGGGCAAACGATACTACCTTAAAGATATGATTGAGGAGAACAAAAGTGTTTTTTTTTGGGATTACCACTACCACTATGGGGAAAAACCCGTAGAGGAAGTAGAGGAAATTAAAGAAGAAGAGGAAACACAATTCTACGATAGTGTAGTTATTAACAAGTCCGTATTAGAGGATTTGATTAAGAAAAACCAAATGATTTACAATAAAAATATTGAGTTAAGTATTGCCCTTATGAAGACTACTGCTGTCTTAGAGGACTTACTAAACGTTTAATTTACCTTTTTGAATTTTTATATATTTTGCCCTACTTGGACTACGACCCCAATAGATATTCCTTAACTGCTTCTCACTAAGGTAAATACCCGTGTTGTTGAAGTAGGCGTCGCTAAGTCCCCCGATAGTTCTATCCCTTACAAAGACGTCATTATCGCCCGTATTGGACGTGATTTTCATAGACCAAAAAGTAGTCATACTCGCTTATATGTATTACGTGCGTATCCTTTATATCAATTTGATAATACCTTATTGGTTAGAGGAAAGTATTTGAAGATATTGTTCCGTTAGTTTCTTTTCCTTCCAACACTTCTTATGATACTTACGAGTTCCCCAATCTTTTCCCGTAGTATTATTAATGGTTTTGCCGTTTTTCCGTTCATTACCTATTAGTCGTAGCGGTTTGTCGCAGAGTAAGCATTTCATTTATGTAAATAATACACATTTGTTTTTTAAGTAATTTACGCTAAGACATTAAAAATATGTAATATGTCCGCAGTATTTAAGGACATTAAAAATACCTCACGGGACAAAGCATAAATACTGGTGGGGGGTATAGAACGACCTTTTTTCATAAGGGCACAACAAAAATCTCCTCCGCTTCTCACCAAGCAAACTCACCAAATCCCCTACCAACAAATCAACCTAACACATATCCCTTAACAAACAAACAAAAAATACCTTACCAAAAACACAAAAAACAAACAAACAAAAAAACAACTATGTCTTCCTCTACCGCTTCCGCTAACAAGTGTCTTACTTGCGACAACAAAGTCTCTATGAAGGATTGGAGCGAGGGCGACGCTAAGCGTGAGTATTGCGAATTGTGCTACCAAAAAGACCAAGGGGCAGTCCCTAAACTGGAAGTCAATAGCGAGACCAATATGGGACGCTACTACCTCCGTATGAGAGGTGAAAACACTTGGACGGAAGAGGCAAGGGCGACGGCGACCGAGTTGGGACTTGACCTTACCAGCGAGGGGATTGAGGGAGTTCTCAATTCCCTTAGGGCGGATAGTGCTCGTAAGGCGTCGTTGCGTATCTTCTTGGAGCGGAACGCCAATATCGTTGTTCCGTTTAACGCACCTTTCTTTGATAAGGTGTTTGACGACCAAGCACCTATGGACTTTTACGGGTGGTTTACGGGAGAGGAAGGAAAGGAAAAGAGCGGAGAAAGTCCCTTTATGTATAACGTTGAGGGACTTGACTTACATATCCGTAGGGCAACCGAGCACCTCCACTACCACGACCACCCTAACTGCGAAATGGGGTTGTGCGAAGAAATGAGGTGGGATAGGGTGTGCTATACAACCAATATCGCAAGGGGAATGGCGATAGTGGATATGCTCTTTTTGAAGAAGTTGAAAGAGCGACAATTCCTTTGGGCGAGGGGAGTTGTAGTGAAATACCACACCGACGGCAAGGTGCTTCAAGGTTGGGAAATCATTAGGGAAGACTTGCTCTTTCTTGTGAAGGGGATTATGGCGGAAATTAGGGAGATTATGGCGGGGAGCACAGAGGGACACGGAGGGGAGAAAGCAGAGTTGTTAGTCATTACGACGATGCGTATGACGATTTGGAAGAGATACTTGAAGGAGTTTGCGAGCGACCTCCCGTTGTTTGTTTGGGGACGAAATCAAATGCCTAAGGACAAGAGGTGTATGTTGGACGCTAAACTTGCGAGAATTGAAAGGGAATACGGGAACGACTCTTACCTTACGGCAAGGGGAGTAGCGTCCTTTGAGTTCTTTATGCGGGTCTTAGCGAAAGACTTGGAAAATAAGGCAAAGGGATACGATACTTGGACGAGGGATATTACAGCGAGTAAGTTGCGGAACGGGAAATCCATTTGTGGAAGGTGCCGACCCAACTGGAAGGAGAAAGTAGTCCCTAAGTTGATTTCGGTTTTGCTCCCGAGAGTTATGGGAATGGAGAACGGACTTCACGGGGATTGGTTTGTTGATATGTCCCCAGAGAACATTCACCTTACCTACAACGCCAAACGGGCAGAGGACAAGACTTACCTTACTTGGGATACTTTGAGTGAGGAACAACGGGACGCTATGGTGGTAGAGGTGAATGAAAGGAAAGGCAGTCTCTTCTACGGAATGAGGTGTATGGGAAGAGATATGGAATACAACATTCGGGACTACCACTTGGCGTTGATTGACGAAAGTTGCCCTAAGGCAAAGAGGTCTTACTACGAGGTGAGTTGCGGAGACTATGTCGTGGCGTGTTTCTACGAAACGGATTACGCTGAGGAGTGCTACTTTGAAATAGACCACGAAGAAGATAAGTGGTTGAGGAAAGTTTCCAAGGGCGGTGGCGTTAGTGAGGTGCTGAGGACTACTAACGCACGGGTTCAAGACGCCTTAAAGGAAGCAGAGGCGGAATGCCTTAGGAGAGCAAAGGAGCGGGTTGCCGAACGGGAACGAATTGCGAAAGAGGACAAGTTGAAGCGACGGATTTGGGAAATGAACGTGTGGTGTAAGGCAGTCTCAATAAGGGACGCTAAGGCAAAGGAAACTGCTCGTAGGGCAGAACACGCAAGACAAGCAGAGGAGGCATACCGAACACGAGTAGAGGTGAAGTATAGGGCGGACGGCGAAGATTGGGCGTATGTCGCCAATACATTCGCAGAGGCATATGGATTAGAGGGAGTTAAGAGGATAGACGAAATCAAGTGTATTGGAGGCGAACCAGTAGAGGTCTTGTGCTGTATGTGGGAGTTAGAGGAAAGCGGAGAGGACACACCTACGTATTGCGGACGTTGCTATGTGGAATGCTACACAACGGGTAGGTATATGGGAGTAGGGGCGAAGTATGGGGTAGAATGCGAAGGGGTATGCTGTCCCGCTTGTCGTCTTGAATAGATTGCCCTTAGATATTAGATAGAATAGATAGTAGATTTCCCCTTATCTTATTTTCCTAACCAATAAAGGAGTTTTCTCCCACCTATAAAAAAATCGCCAGTCGCTCTGCCTATTTCTT